CAAAATAACTGACCTTGCGCCTCGGTCAATTTTTATGAGGCCCGAAATAACCGAAATCAAATTAATGTTCAATTTTAACTCTAATTATGGCAGTTCAGGCGGAATTATATACTCTGCCATTCTCACGATCAACGAAATAGCCGTTATCGGTGAGCGATCAGTCAACATCCTCACCGGCAACATCTTTGCCAGTACCACCGGGGAAACGATAGCCAGTGATGGCGCAACATTTGCGAATACGGTATATAAGTCTTTTCAGCACATCATGGAGGATTACGACGGCATACCCAATGCCATGATCGATTACGGTGACTTGCCGGAGTCGAGAGACGAAGGAGAAGAACCGGGCTGGCCCGTTTCCCGGACCCTGACGGAGCAGAAAAATAGTAGGGATTATCTCAATGAACTATGTCAACACTCTTTCGTTGCCATGTTCAGTGGGAGAACGGGAATGCGCACCTTGCGTGCTCTTTCCGATGGTACGGGCTCGCTCAGTGCGAAATGGACGCATAACGGGTCAAATATCGTTGCCGGAACTCTTGGAGACTATGCGAAAACGGATGTATCGAGCCTGTTCAATTGCTTTTATCTGCAATACGCCTATGACCCGGGATCGCAACAGTATATCAGGGGATTCAATGTCAATTCGCTTCTGATAGGTTATACATCGGACGGAGTTACCCCGTGGGAATTTCCTGATGCGGCAACTCCTGATCCAGACGGCAGCGGCAACCCCTATTGGTGGGCATTCTTTTCGGGTCTGCAGGTATCGGCAACCGACCCGTCGGTTGGCCATGATGATGCCGCCTCGATCTGGAATCTCTGTCAGGCGGCTTATCTGCAGAATCGCTGTTCGAAACCGGTTCAGGGCGACATATCAGAGCTGCCTTGGTTCACGGATTCTCTTATTTACGATAGCAGCGATAGCAGCGGAAGCGGAGTAACGAGCCCGGCATACATGCTGCTGAAAATGCTTGCGACATGGGCGACTACGCAGAAGGAAACGGTGTCTTACTGCATTCCGATCACTGCCACAACCATTGCAACGGAAATGATCGATATTGTGGCGTTTTACGACAATCTCATAACAAATGCAAAAGAACGCGACGGCTGGATCACCGGCATAGAATATGATTGCAATAACGATCAAATAAAAATAACGCTTACACTGCAGCCTCTTGAACTGGTTGGAGCGTAGAAAGGAAGGGGACAACATGGCAGGAATTTCAGGAATACATTGGGATTCGGTAATTACTATCGTAATCACCGGAGCAACGGGAATAGCAACCGTTTACAGGTTCGTTATAAAAAAGGTGGAGGCGAAAATTATCACAAAAGCAGACCTCGCCGAACTTGCCAAAAAACTTCCGATCAATGGGAATAAATTTCTTTCCGCCGAAGACCTTGAAAATATATGCTCCTTTAAACACCAGGCAATGATCAAGCATATCGATAATGACAACCAACGAATCAACAAAATTGGAGATAGCCTTTCGGCCATAGCAGGCGATGTAGCGTATATCAAGGGAAGGATCGATGCGAAATGATCTACGTCTTAATGTCAATACTTTGTATTTACATGGCGGCGGTGGGTTTCGTGGAGGGCTGCAAAAACAGATGGCCCAGCCTTCCGCAGATTTCAGATAGCCGATACCACGAGGCGCGGACCATGGCAACGCTGGCGGTATTTCTACTGCTCTGCGTTGCTGCTCATGCGCTTTGGTGGCCGCTGGCGGCTTTCGTCTCCCTGAACGCCCTGTATAATCGCTGCCTGGTTAGGATTTCTCAGGGAAGCTGGACCGATATAAACCGGAATCAGGACGGAACACCGGCGACGTTTGCCATTTTTGGACGCCAGTTTTCTTATCCGTGGGGAACCACAGGAAAGCCGGAGTTGTTTTTTACATTCCCTGTTTTCGCTGGTATCGCAGGGGTTATATTTGCAATCACGTAATCGCAGGGTCGTCAAGCGGCAAGACAATGGGCTCATAACCCATCATCGCGGGTTCGACTCCCGCCCCTGCTATAAATTAGGAGAGGAGCGCGGCATAATGAACATTTCTAAGATTTACGAGCAGCTGAAAATTGACGAGGGTACCCGCAACGTTGTTTACATCGATACCACCGGTAACCCGACAGCCGGGACCGGGCACAAACTCATCGGGGCGGAGCTTACTGATTATCCCGTGGGTTCGACCGTGCCCGATGACGTGATTGAGGCGTGGTTCATGGCCGATGTTGCCCGCGCAATCGATGCCGCGGAAAAGGCGCCCGCAATCCCGTTTTACGGGCAACCGGACGGCGTACAGGATAGCCTCGTGAATATGGTCTACAACATGGGGCCGGGCGGCGTAGAGGGCTTCCCCCACTTCCTGGCGTGCCTCAGAGCGCATGATTACGCCGGGGCAGCTCATGAGCTGGAAACGAGCCTATGGGCAAAGCAGGTCGGCGATCGCGCGAAACGGATTATAGCGGCAATCGGAAGCGCGGCGGCGGTATGAAAAAACTGTCCTCATGGATGATTGATCTTTGGAACGCCGTTGACGGTCGAAAACGCGATATCGCTGGGCTTATCTCGGCCAATGCCATGATTTGGCTTGCGGCATGGTCCGTTCCCGCTACCCATTGGGTACATCGGCTGGTGACGTGTGTTTGCCCGCTGCTGCAGGCCGTGGCCACTGGACACGCGGCGATTAAGGGCGATTTACTAAGAAACAATTCAACAGGAGGGACACCATGATTAAGCCGAAGGTAATTCTTGCAATTCTCATCGGGGTATTCCTGTTCGCGTTCGGGCTGAGCTTTCGCTCGTGCGGGCACAAGGCCGCGGTACCTGCTCCGATTACCCATGAGACTACCAAATACGAAACGCTTCCCCGGCCGCCCCCTGTGATCGATACGTTTCCCAAGACCGTTTTGAAATGGAAACATGACACGGCCTGGATTGCGGCAACTGACAGCGGGAAAGCGAATGTAGCCATCGTATCTGCTTGCGAGGATTACGATACTACCACCAAAGCAGGGGCATATTGCTCTATTCACCAATGCTTTTTACTGCCTGATTCAGTGATTAAAAAGGCAGCGCAACCCCCAATATTCACATTGCGATTGCCTCCTCCGGTGGTCAAGGAAATTCTTGACACTACTTTTGTGACTAAACTTGTAAATAAACCCATCGACTGGAAATTCGAGCTACTCAAGGACGGCATTATTTGCGCCGGTGGCGTCTGGCTCGGTTCGAAGCTGTAGCCACCGGCTCTTAGGCAGGACAGGGGTTACTGCTTCAGGGCGAACACCGCACCCCTGCAACGAATTGCCCCATCTTCCACAATGTCAAACGGCTCAAACTTGTTAAAGTCACTGAGCCGCCTTTCGAAGGCCCCTGGGTGGTGGTTATTCCAACCCCAAAATGCAAAAACCATTTTCCAATCCTGAAAAATCTCTCAGGATATAGCATATTTTTAGATATACGGTATTGCCGGAATACTTTTTCTTTACAGGATCATACTCTTTAAACATAATCCCATCCCCCAGCCTTCCGGGGCTTTCTTAAGACGGGTCCTCAACTGGGTATGAGATATCTTCCGGGGTGGCTAAATTATGCCCGCCTAATTTCATTGTTGTGGGTTCACTATCCGCCTTGGTAAATTTCGGGGCCTTTTTAAAGGTTGCGCTTACTTGCCTTATAGGCGGCATTTCAATTGTTTTCCCTGAAAGCAGGTCTTCAATTGTAAGTAGCTGAATTTTGGGATACATCTTATTCCAGGTTTCCGATTCATAAAAGCCCGCCGTCACCGCTTCCGTTTTCATGGGTGCAGTAGGCTCCTGCATAGAGATAAGTACCCCCATAGCCGCCTTTTCGCGGTCTAATACCCCTTTCAGGTCCCGGACGTGCGCCGATCCTGTTTTTCCTGCCTTAACAGAAATTATTACACTTTCAAATACTCCCTTTTTATCACCTTGAAAAACAATACGCCCATCAATCCCCTTGTCCGCGCCTTTTTTCTGGTCGGCTGGGCGTGCCCCTACCTGCCCGAGAGCCCACCATTGAAATTGGTAGGGGTCTGATTCTGCCAATCTTTGCGCGTCTGCTATACTAACAGGCTCTCCAATTACTTCAAATTCGGTTGCCTTTTCAAAGGAATCCTTCAATCGGTTTTTAATCAGATTTATAGCCAAATGTGTTATATCTATCCCGATCCAAGTTCTTCCAAGCTTTTGCGCCGCCGAAATTGTTGTCCCGCACCCACAAAAAGGGTCAAGGACTATCTCTCCGGGTTTACTACTGGCACCAATAATACGCTCAAGTAGCGCTTCTGGCTTTTGGGTAGGATAACCTAACCTTTCATTAGCACTTGGATTAATGGCTTGTATATCTGTCCAAACATCCATAGGGGTTAAGCCTTCATCAAGATACCACCGATATAGTTTGCCACTTTTACGGGGAGAAAAATCTTCATAATATTCTCTTTTATTTTCGTCAATACCATACCGAAGATGTGCAGTCCCTATTTTTCTTGGAATTGATATTTCTTTTCTGTTAAATATATATTGATCTGTTTTCGAATACCAAAAGATGGTATCATGTTTTTTTAAAAAGGTTGATTTCCCTTTACCACCTGTATTATAATGCCATATTATTTCATTTCTAAAATTCTTTGCGCCGAATATTGCGTCCATAAGCATTTTTAAATAATGGCTTGCCGTAGGGTCACAATGCAGATATATACTGCCGGTTGGCTTTAGCACCCGCCGAAGCTCTATTAATCGGGGTGCCATCATTACAAGATACGCCAGCATATCGCATTCTCCTAAAAATTTTCGGAATGCTTGCAAGCAATCGGCAACCCGTCCGCCCGTAAGAACTATTTCAGCAAAAACAGCTTCCCCTTCCTGGTTCCAAGTCCATGTATCGGAAAAGGCTTGTATCTGGCTTGCTGCTTTGCTTCCGTCTTTTTCCGCAAAAAGTACATTGTAATTTGTGTTGGAATTGAAAGGCGGATCGAGGTATTCAAGGTCTACAGATTCGTCTTCGATATAGCTCCGTAGAATTTCGAGGTTATCGCCGTAGTATAGTTGGTTTTTCATGAATGATAAAATACGAAAAATCCTGGTATATGATGCGGTTTTTTATCGCCAGCCTTGGCCGGATACGGAAGGCTTCCGGTGTCCGGGGCCCTTTCTCTGTGTTTTCTCTGTTTAGCGGCGTCCAGGGAAGGCTTCAGGGGTTAAAAGCAGTCTCCAGAAGGCGGGGGAAGTTCTGGGGCTTCTTTCCCCTTCTGGGGGGCTTTAAATGGCGGGGCTTCGGTTCGTTGCCGGTTCCTTCCGGGGCGTTTCCCAGTCATTAGGACCTGTTCCCGATCTCCCGGAAGGCTTCCCGTATCCGGGGCCTATAAGGGGCTTTTATTAGCTCAATTTTCTTATATACATTTAGTGTGCTCAAATGAATATTGAAATGATCGGCAATTTTCCCTTTTGGGGTTCCTTCTTTAAGGCGGGGCGAAGTTTAACGAAGCCCCCGCCCCCTTGTAGTCTATTAAAGACTACTAAAAACTAATGCGGTTTTTTTCTTCACCGTAACTATTTGATTTTCATGGAAATATAAAAATGGCTTGCAAACATACCCGCTGTTTATGCAAACATACCCGCTGTTTATGCAAACATACCCGCTGTTTTGTGCAAACATACCCGCTGTTTATGCAAACATACCCGCTGTTTTGTGCAAACATACCCGCTGTTTCTTATTCCAGCTCGGGGTCTTCCGTCGCCATTTGCACATGTCTTATTCACATCTTGGTTATTTTCATCCATATCACGCCTTTCCTCCCCGCCGATTCCATGCGCCAATGGCAGATTCAACGGTTATATAACAACCAGTTGATATTCCACACATGAAATCGCACTTCACCAACCACCGCGCGGACCCTGGCGGATCGGCTTTGTACTGGCCGCTCGGCAGCACCTTGACGCTGATTGTCTTGATCAGTTTTGCTTTCCCGCCGCATAGCGGGCATTCCTTAAGTTGTTCCATTATTCAGCCTCCGTGATCATATTTTCAAACCAGTAGTAAATAACAGTACCCGTTGTCGAGCAGCTTTCCTTGGCAATATACCAATAATTCTTACATGGTCAAAGAAAATCTCTAACTGCTTTGGCAAAAGCAGACCATTTAAGAGCGTCTTCATTATTGCCAAAAGCTATAGAATATCCGGACAGGTCATGAGAATACATTACCCTGAATCCGCAAACAGATTCGGGGCATTCCTGACCATAAGGAACTAAAAGTACAGCTACCTCATGTCCGATAGCATTCTTAGACCTGTTTTCAATAATGCAATTCTCGCGAATTAATCGCGCGAACCTGTCGCGAAAATCTACCCTCTCATAAACATTCATTTTCCCCTCCCTTTAGAAATTTGTTAATTCATGCCATGCCCTGCGCTTATCGTAATAGCTATTAATCGCGGCTATGGCTTCATTTACTGAATGGCATACGCAAAAAGCATAAAGCGGTTGCAATGCCAATCGGAAAGACTCTTGCTCACGCGTTAAGTCGGTTTTTGCCTTGAACTCAATATAAAGGCCTGCACGAAGCACGCCATTGTGATACAATGCATGTGGTAGAAAAACATCCCAAATTCCAGGAGTTTTACCGCCTTGACGTTTTGCGTTCACGGCTGCCAAATTCACCCCGGCGCGTTTCGATGTTTCCGACATCGGGAAATAAGCCCCAGCGAGGGAGGAGTGAATCCATTCTATACCCGGAAACCTCTTGACAGTCACGGGGTGACGCACCCACCGGAAAAACTCAGCCTGAATGGTTGCCTCCACGTGTCGGTTGGATCGGGTTGTCCGCTTCCTCGGCATCGAAATCAGGATCTTGTATTCTTCCTGGTTCATAGCCAATACTCCTTTACCCGCACCTTATCGCTGTAACGGTTGAGAACATTAATATACCGGTCATAGATCACCATGCCCTCTTTTTTGAGGTTGATAATCCGAGCGGGGAGCCTGGTACATCCGCCACAATAGGCATAGGCAAAACTGCCAGTTATTCGTATGTGCGCTTTGAGAGCTGCTTTTATCTTTGCCCGCTGTGATGTTGTTTTGCTCATGTTTTCGGCTCCTCTCTGGTATTCCAGCGTTCGCATGGTGTCATGGTTTCGGAACTACTTGATCCGAGCCACAACCCGCAACCACTGCATTTTATGCCGTACCTCATATCTGTTGCTTCTGAGCCACAAAGCGGGCAGCCTTTAAGGGGGAGTGATTCGGCGTTGTTCATGCCTTCCCCTTCCGCACATATTTTCCATCCCGGCCCCGCGCCTGTAGTTTCGGCTTTATCAAGGCAAGCTCTGTTCTCAGCTTATCCCGCTGGCATTGCAATTTTGCAATGCCTCGGAGATTCGCCCCGTGGAGCACCCGAAGCCTCCGGTATTGCTCTGCCAGTATGTGGGCTTCCCCAAGGGCTCTCCACGCCCGATCCATCCAGCCAATACCCCGACACGTGCTAATTATGGCAATGAGCCAACCGAGGATACCGACTATGAGAGGTATAAATTTCATTTCGCCGCCTCCCCGATACTGATTTCGATAACATTTTTATCCGATTCTATTCCCGCATAAATCTTTCTGAGCAGCTTATATGTGTCTCCTACGCCTACGGTCGGTTCTCCTTTTCTTTCTGCGACATATGTCGATTCAACCTCTGCCCAATGTTCAACCAGAGCATTCCAGCGGGGAGAAATCGGTCGCATCAATTGCAGCCGTTCCCTGATTTCGGGAACCCTCAGAATGAGCATATGGCATCGTCCAAAGTCGGAGCCGTCGGATGGCGAAGAAGTGCGGATTCGATCCCCGGTATTCATTCCCGCAACCGTAGCGGCAAGGCATTCCGAAGACATACCGGTTTCACCAGTGATAAACCATGCGAGTATTTTTTCACGCAGAGTGAGTGGCATAGTGGTTATTCCTTCTTGTTAAAATTGCCCGCATAGGTTCCCGGTACCGTGTCTGCGCGCTGGCTTCACCCTCAGAACCATGAGGTAACGGCTCTATCCGGCACAGTGCATGATATGCGGGCATCGCAATTATTCCGCCCGTTCTTCCACGTCAACACTTCCGCAGCATGGACAAATCGGAGCGTCGGTTTTTTATTCACAACGAAGGTCGACAAACTGAAATAACTCCCCACAACCATAGCAAAGCATCACAGGATTTTCTTCGCTCATGATGGTTATTCCTTCTCCGGTTCCGGAGCCGCAGGTTTCTCCGCCAGTGCCTTTGCGGCGGCGATTAACTTTCTTGCTGCAGCAATGTGGCGGCGGATGTCCTCACCGGACGTGATGTGCCCCATCGGTTCCAGCACCTGCATGCACTCAAGGTGTGTATCCACCGATTCCAGAACTGCCAGATATTTTGATTTCTTCGCCTCTGACGCCTCCCCCGCCGCCGGGCTTGCCGGGGCGGTTCCGCTCGTTTCCGGGGCCGCTGCTGCTGTCAGGGCCTCGACCGATTGCTGTAGATCACTTTTCAGGTGCATATATTCAATGTCGAAAAATCCCATATTATCCAGCTCATCGATGTTGC